GCCATATCTATAAAGGAGAATTATTATGGCTATTGGAACCGCTGGTGGTGGATTTGACGGGAACTTCTCCCCGATTATTTACTCCAAACAAGCACAGATCGCACTGCGTCGCTCTGCTGTAACTAACGCAATCACCAACAACTCTTACTTTGGTGAGATTGCAAACCAAGGCGACACAGTTCGCATTCAAAAAGAGCCAGACGTAACAGTCAACGCTCTGCAGCGTCACACAGGTATCTCAGTAGAGAAGCTTGATGACTCTGACTTCTCGCTCACCATTGATCAAGCTAACTACTTTGCTTTCAAAATGGATGACATTGAAGAGCAGTTTGCAAACGTAGACTTCACATCTTTGGCTGCTGATCGTGCTGCCTATAAGATGGCTGATGCTATGGACACAGACGTACTGTCGTACCTCTCAGGTCACACAACTGCAGGCGCTTTCATCACTGGTACATCTGGCGATGCACAGCACCCAACAGCGGGTAACTTGACTGGTGAATTGCTCACAGCAAACCACTTGGACGCAACTGACTTCGGTAACTTGACCATCTCTGGTACAGCTACTGCAGGTGATTCCGTACCATTGGCACCACGTTTGCCAGGCGCAACAGCCCTGTCAGCTACAACTGTTTCCCCTTTGACTGTACTTGCACGTATGGCTCGTAAGATGGACACACAGAATGTAGACGCACGTGGTCGTTGGGTTGTCCTTGACCCAGTGTTTGTAGAAATGCTGAAAGACGAAGATTCACGTATGTTGAATGGTGACTTCGGTGGTTCAGGTCTGCAAAACGGTCTGGTGTTGAACAACATTCACGGCTTCCGTGTTTATGTGTCCAACGCATTGCCTGCTAAAGGCACTGGTGCTGGTACTTCTGGTACAACTGCACAAGACGCTAACTACGGTGTTATCGTAGCTGGTCAGGACGATGCTGTTGCTTCTGCTGAGCAGATCAACAAAGTTGAGAACTACCGTGACCCAGATAGCTTTGCTGACATTGTTCGTGGTATGCACCTTTATGGCCGCAAGATTCTGCGTCCAGAGGCACTTATCACAGCACGTTACAACGCTGCCTAAATCACTTAGTCTGTCGGGCTGGTCTCTTACGAGGCTGGCCCTTCGGCACACTTATCATTAGGATGTCTCTATGGCTAACTTTGTATCTTTAGTTAATCAAGCATTACGCCGTGTCAATGAAGTTGAACTTGACATTGGTGGTGATGGCTTTAGTGATGCTCGTAACTTACAGGCATTAGCTAAGGATGGAATTAACTCTGCTATACGTGAGTTACTGCAGAATAGTCAAGAGTGGCCTTTTACACTTACAACATATACGCAAACCCTTACCCCTGGTATAGGTGTGTATGACTTTGCCTCAGATGCTTCTAAGATTGACTGGGACACTATCTACCTTAAGCGTTTATCTTCTAAGGGTAATACACCTGCTAGACTATCTGTGATTACTTATGAGGACTACATCCGTAAGTACCGCTCAGGTGAAGATGTTAGTGGTGTAGATGGGTATAGTATACCTAACATTGCTTATCAGACACAGGACATGAAGTTTGGTATCACACCGCTACCAGATGATGCCTATGAGCTAGAGTATCGCTACTGGTCATATCCTAGTGACCTAGTATCTTATAACGATGTGTGCATAGTACCTGATCGTTTTAATACCGTGATAGTTGATGGTGCGGTTATGTATCTCATGCGCTTCCGTGCCAATGAACAGAGTGCTGCATTACACCAGCAGAAGTTTGAGGATGGTATGGATAACATGCGCCGTTTACTTCTTGACTTACCTTTATACGTTAGATCCTCTGTAATAGCAGGTAGATACTTCAACAAGCAGACTGGTACTAATTAATGGCTGATAACCTACGCACCTTTGCTGCATCTTGTTTGGGTGGCTTGGTGCTGAACCAAGATCCGCTTACACAGGGCGGTCAGATGCCGGGTTCAGCATTACGTCTTATTAACTATGAGCCTGCCTTGAATGGTGGGTATAGACGTATCTCAGGGTATGCCAACACATACGGTGAAGTACCTGGTGAAGCTAATACTCCTGTGCTAGGTGTACACGTATCTGCTGATATTAATGATGGTATCTTTGCAGCACGTAAGCCTGATGCAGGTAATGACTACCTCCATAAGTGGAACGATACTACGGAAGCTTGGGTTGCTGTTACTAGCGTAGGTTCTCCTACTATGGTTGGTGTATCTAAGGTACGCTTTGAAAGCTTTAACTGGGGTGCCCCTAAGTTTGCTATGGCTGATGGTATTAACCCTGCATCTACATGGGATGGTACTACATATGTTCAGCTTAACACAGGTCAAGCGCCCAGCGCACCTAGCCTAGTTGCAGCATTTAACAATCATTTATTTCTAGCTGGTGATCCTTCTGAGCCTTACAACCTTTACTTTAGCGCCCCAGTAAATGAGAATGACTGGACACCTGCTTCTGGTGCTGGCGTTATTAACGTAGGCTTTGAGGTCGTTCAGCTTAAGACCTTCCGTAATGAGATGTATATCTTTGGGCGTAATAGCATTAAACGCTTAGTGGGTAATAACATTGCTGACTTCACACTACAAACAGTTACTGCTAACCTTGGTTGTGTTGCCCCAGATAGTGTAGCAGAGTTTAACGGTGAGATACTCTTCTTAGCACCTGATGGTATTCGCCCTGTAACTGGTACTGACCGCATTGGTGATATTGAGTTAGCTACGCTGTCTAAGCCTATCCAGTCTATCTTTGAGGATTACACAGCTAACGAAGATCTTGCTACAATGACTACTGTAGTACTAAAAAAGAAGTCACAGTTTCGTTTATTCTTTACTAATCAAGACTCCCTTGGTATCATTGGCGCTATCAGGCGTAGCGGTCAGGGTGGTGCAGGGTTTGAGTTTAGCCAGTTAGTAGGTGTATCAGTCAACTGCGCCCATAGTGGTTACATTGGTGATGAAGAGTTTGTGATACATGGAGATAGTGTTGGTTATGTTTTCCGTCAAGAAGTAGGTAATGACTTTGATGGTAGAGACATCTTTAGCTTATTCCAGACTCCCTTCTATTACATGGATGACCCTGCAGTACGTAAGTCCTTCTATGACATTGATACGTACATGCGCTCAGAGGGTGAAGTAACGGTTAACATGGCTGTTGATTATGACTACAGTAACCCTTCCGTAACTATTGGGCCTGACTATATGTTGTCTACTGCAGGCGCTGCAGCTTACTACGATAAAGCTACCTACGACACCACAGACATTTACGATGGCAACCCATCACCTGTAGAGAGTACGACTATATCAGGCTCAGCTAAGTCCATCTCAGTTCGCTACGTTGCAAACGATACAAAACCTAGTCATACTATTCAGGCTATTACACTAACATACGGCCTTGGTGACAGGCGCTAAGAGAGGAATAAAACATGTCAGGCTATACACGCCAATCTGTTGCAGACATTGTACCTACCGCTGTAGTACGTGCAGCGCCTATCAACTCAGAGTACAACAAACTCCGTGATGCTTTTGCACACAGCGACACAGGTACTACAGGCCATAAGCATGACGGTACATCTGACGAGGGTTCATACGTACCTCTGATTGCTGATTTAGATGCTTTAAATAAGATACAGGTAAGCCAAGTAGATAATCGCTTTGGTGTATTTGTTGAAGTATCTAACACCTCTACTGAGCAGCTACGCTTCCAAGACGGTCTTGTTGTACCTGTAGTAGATAACGATATTGACTTGGGTACATCTAGTTTAGAGTACAAGAACCTGTACGTAGATGGTACAGCCTTCATTGATACAGTTAGTATCGGTGATAACGACTACACCACTATTACAGATAATGAGTATAATGTATCTGCTGGTAACCTGCTGTTTGATGTAGCTGGTAATATTAACTTAGATGCTGATGGCGGTGATGTAGCACTTAAAGATGGTGGCACTACTTATGCTACCTTTACAAGCAACTCAGGTAACCTTACACTTAAGAGTGGAACAACTACTGCAGTAACCTTCACAGGTGCTAACGCTGACCTTGCTGGTACTTTGGATGTAACAGGTAATGCTACGTTTGATAGTGATGCTACTATTGATGGTAACACTATCATCGGTTCTTCTAATACAAACACTGTAGCGGTTAACGCTAAGATCACTACTGCTCTCGTACCTACAACTAACGGTATCAATGCACTTGGTGGTGCTGCTGCTTACTGGGGTGACAGCTACCTAAAGAGCGTTACTACTACAGGTAACGTCACTATCGGTGGCGACCTAACAGTTAACGGTGGTGCAGACTTTACTAACACTACACTAGACAACGTAACAGATCCGACTACTGCACAACAGGCTGCAACCAAGAATTATGTAGACACAGCTATCAACAACCTCATTGGTGGTGCTCCTGCTACGCTAGACACCCTTGATGAGATTGCTGCAGCTATCAATGACGATGACAATGTTTATACTACTCTAACAAACAGCATCGCAACTAAGCTGTCCCTATCAGGTGGCTCCATGACTGGTGCTATTGCTATGGGTGGCAATAAAGTAACAGGTGCTGGTGCGCCGACTACAGGTTCTGACCTCACTAATAAAACGTATGTAGATAGCATTCTAGGTTCAGCAACCGCCGCAGCAGATAGTGCAGCAGATGCACAGAAGCTTGCTATTAACCCAGAAGACTCACAGTACACACTCTCTGACAACACAACAGTAGGTTTCTCTGCTTTACATTACTCAGAGAAAGCAGCAGAGACTTATACTAACCTAGTAACTCTTGCTGGTGTTGTAGGCGCTACTGTAGGTGACTACGGGTTTATCAACAACTCACCGACTTCCACGGCAGATTACGGAGCATTATAAATGTCAACTCAAATACAACGCCGTAGAGGCACAACATCAGAGCATTCTACCTTTACAGGTGCAGCTGGTGAAATAACTATTGATTCAACAAAGAATACAGTAGTCGTACACGATGGTTCCACACAGGGCGGGATTCCTCTTGCTAAGGAGTCAGCTTTAGCTTCCACAGTGGGTGCTCTCACTGATGTAACCATTACTTCTGTAGGTGCAGGAGAGCTACTGAAGTACAGTGGCTCTGAGTGGGTAAACAACACTCTAGCAGAAGCAGGTATTGTAGCTACAAGTGACATTGGCTCTACTGTACAGGCTTACGATGCTAACCTTGCAGGCTTTGCTACAGCACTTACACTGCCCGTAGCTGATGGTACAACAGGACAGTTCCTCAAGACAGACGGTGCAGGTAACGTAACCTTCGCTAGTATCCCTACCATCAACACACTGAATGACATTGGTAACGTAACTATTACTGGTGCATCTACTGGTGAGTTTTTACAGTGGAGTGGTTCAGCCTGGATTAACGCTGTAGTAGAAGCCTTCGACGTACAGACACAAACTACTACTGCTACAACGCAAGTAACTGTTGCATCTTATAACGCAACAACGTATGATGGTGTTAAAGTTGTAATCACTATGCACGACTCTGTAGCCACTGAGCGTAGCATTACTGAGATACTTATCACACATGACGGTACTACTGCTGTAGCTACTGAGTATGCACAGGTTAATACTGCTACTGCGTTGGCTACGTTTGATGTAGACATCTCTGGTGGTAACGTCCGTATCCTAGCTACACCAGCAAGCACTAATAGCACAGCATTTACGGTTAAAGCTATTACTCTGTAAGACATAATACTCCTAGTGGAAAGGGAAGCTAGATGAGCAATAAAGACTTCAAAGTAAAGAACAGTATTCAACCCACGGTCTATCACGAGGCTGTGGGTACAGTTGTGTCTGCTACTGTTGGGTATGACATTGCTGGTGCTAGTTACGATGGCAATAGCTATAACTTAGAGTTACAAGATTTTGATCCTTTCGGCGTATCTCTTAAGTCTGATGGCACTAAGTTGTATATGCTAGGTAGGCACTATAGCTCTGTATTCCAGTACACCCTAAGCACTGCATATGATGTTTCAACTATTTCTTATGATAGTGTTAGCTTTAGCTTTTCATCTCAAACAACATCGGCCTACGACTTTTATTTTACTTCTGATGGTACTAAGTTATTTGTACTTGGTGGTACATCTGTCTATCAGTACACCCTAAGCACCGCATGGGATATTTCCACGGCT